CGGTTGATAACCGAGTCAGCCTCAAACGAAATGCCTACCCCGTCATACTTAAAGTTGGTTCCGTCATCATGGAACGCTGCGATAGGCGCGCTTAACGTGTTGCCAATGCGGTTTTGGAAAGTGAACACGCCAGCCCTTGACATAAACACACGCCCAAACTCGGCGGTCTCGTTTATTTGGGTGATGTATTGCAACACGTTTGTTCCTGCCGGCACGGTGTAGTCGCTGTCGTGGCCTAGATTGACGGTGCCTGTGGCGATGCTTCGAGCGCCTGCTGGGAAGTCAACTTCTGGTAGGTCTAGGACTGTTTCTATGCGTTCGCCTGATGTCTCTGGCGTTACGTTTAACTCGTCTAGAAATGTTTGTGCGAGTAGGTAGAACTGGTCAGCGCAATACACGGTGACGCTGTCAAGACCGCCAAGCGCAAAGTTGTAGTCATAATTGATAACGAAACCAGAAAAAATTGACTCAGGCACATCGGTTGAGCTGTAACGGATAAGTCGGACTTCGCGCAATGGGGCAAGCCCAGGCTTTGCTTGTGGGGTGTCGTAGTACGGACTGTTTTGGTCAAACGGGTTAAATATGCCGTCCACGTCTTGAATCGTAAATGTCATTGTGCCGGCGCTGAACTGATCGCCCACATCACGGCGACCGCGGCGCACGTTAATGCTAATAGTTGAATCCATGACGTCAACAAACTCGGTTGTGCCGTCAAGAACATACTCGGTGTTATCAAGCACGCCTTTAAGCGCATCGTCAAGAATAAACGCGTCAACCTGAAAACCTGTAGCAATCTTTAGGTCATAGTTACCTGAATTGACTACGGCTGTGCCTGGCATTACGCCACCTGTAACTGCAACGGCCCAGCGCTACGCGAATAAGCGCGCAAAGCGTTAACGACCGACTCACCTATCTCGGCGCTAGTAGCAAGACCGCCTGTGACGTTAATGGTCACTCCCCCGCCATTGTTTAGACGGTCTAATGGCACTACGGCTTCTGGGCCTGCTTCGCCAATCAGAGCAAGAGTAGGGGAGCTGACAATTCCACCTTCGGCCATTCGAGGGATGCTTGCGCGACCTGGTGCTGGGCGTGTTGGCTCGGTACCGCCAGGAATGAGGTTTGACAAGTTTGGCAGTCCTTCAAGAATGTTTGCCACGTTGCCAACAATTGGCATGGCTAGTCCGCCAAGGATTCGTGCTGCAAGACCACCAATGCTGTTGATTCGCTCAGCTGCATCTACAAGTTTGTTGAACGCAACAGCCAATCCGATTACTGCGCCGGTTGCCAAAATAAAAGGGTTGGTTGCTAAAGCAATGTTCAACGCAACTACGGCGGCTGCAATTGCTCCGATCGTAATTGCGATTCGAGTAAACACTTCTGGGTTATTTTGTGCCCAATCCGCAAACTTTTGCATGTAGGGCAAAACTTCTTCCAGCACAGGCAAAAACGCAGCGCCAATTCCTTCTTTAGTTTCGGCAATTGAGTTCTTAAAGATCGCCATTTTTCCTGCAGCGGTTTCAGCGTTCTTTGCTACCGCGCCACCAAAAGTTCCACCTAGAACATCCATGACTTGCTCAAGGGTTGCGCCTTCTTTAATCATTGTTGCCATTTCTGGGCTCAATGATCGCAGCGCCTTAAAGTTGCCCTGGTACGCCTTTGCCAATGCGTCAGCAACGGTGGTGCTGTCCGCTTGTAGGGCTGTGCTGATGTCCATGACAAGGTTCATATCTTTCATGGCCAAGTCAACGTCTTTGGTACCGCGCACAAGTGCTTCAAGTGACTTGCGATATTCGGTATCAGCAATGCCAGACGCTCGAGACATTGCGCTGATCTGTTCTTCAATTTGAGCGGTTTGTGCGGCGCCTGCGCCAGTCACATTTTGCAAAGTAAGCGCTAAAGCGGCTTGCTCTTGCTGGTCTTCCATGGCGGCCTGAGTCGCATCACCTATTGCAACGGCTAAACCAGTCAGCGCGGCAGCTGCCGGTACTGCAGCCTTTTTGATTGCAAACTGGGCTTTTTCGCTTGTTGTTTCAAGTTGCTGAAACTGTTTGATTGCTTTCTTAATGCCCTTGCCGTCAAATTCGGAGATGATAGGGAGTACTACAGCCATTACATCAGCTCCTTAGAAGTCTTGTCCATAACGCGCTTCACTAGGTCGGTCATGCGTTGATTGACGTCGTCCTTGTTGCGCTCCCATGCTTTCCACATTACTCGGGATGGTTGACCAAACTTGGCGTTAAGACGTGAGCCCATTATGCCGTTAGTCAAAAAGTCGAACAATCCAGCGTCTGGGTTTAGCCACTTAACCACAAAGGTTGCAAGGTTCACATTTTGCCCTGCGTATTCTTTGACCTTTTTGGTGTTAATCATTGCTTTAACCTGGTTGTTGTTGCTCCAAGGAAAAATCTCGTATTGCTTAGGCGCCCATTTGCGCGACCAACCGCTTAATGGTTCCTTTAACGGGATTGCTTGATACGCATCGTCAACCACGTTTTGCACAATCATTTTGTAATCGCGTGTAATTTCTCGACGCAAAGATTTGTCAATTTTGTTCAAGGTTTTTAGGGCGTCCTTAATTCCGACTACTTGTACCGTTGTTTCAATGCCGCGCCCTTGCTCTACATAACCTCTGTATGGCATGACTACCTTCTTTTTTTGTTTGCCTCGTTAAGCACTTTAATGACGGTTGCTAAGTCTCGTGAGTCAAACGCAATGTCGCTAGGCCACCAACCGACCGCGACCAGTACTTCTGCTAGTTGGCGGCGGTAGGTGCCGCGTCCGTAGGGTTTGGGTCTGTCTCGTCCAGTACCGGCAAGATGTCGATGTCAGGGTTTTTGCTTAACCATTCGCGCCAGTTGTCGCCAACCTGTTCGCCTTTGATCTTTAAGATCGTGTGCATCCAGCAGGCGTAATCCGAGTACAACGGGTTTGCGGAGAGCTGTTGAATGTTGCGACGTTCAAGCCGTTCCCATTCCGTGACCACAAACAGGTTTGTGTAGTAATACTCTGGAGCGCTGTCAGGGGTGCGCTTTAACTGCAACTTGATCTTCATGTGTCTCCTATGTCGGCTTGGAGCCGTTGATTATGCGGTTGTATCTACGCTGTACACGCCACCCTGAAACTCGATATCCCATTGCGACAACTCGCCCAAGGACGCGTTGATTACAGGGATTGATGCAAGGTATGTGTCGGTCAAAATAAAGCCAGGGTTTGTTGCGCCGTCTGCAGCGCTCGTTGGGTTTACTTTGACGGTGCACTTAGTGCCCAACAATGGCGACAATGTCGCATAAGTTTGGCTTGATGCGTAGGATGCGAAGACCGTCAGGGTCAAACTATTTGAGAACAACCCCGCCGTCATGGTGCGGGATGTTTGGCCAAAGGACGTATCTTCGAGCGCTTCCGCGGTGACCGTCAGAGTCGCGCTAACAACATCGTCGGTAATGTCAACGATTGAACCGATTGCGGCGCCGACTTTAACGGTTGGATTCGATAGGTAAGTTGATGCTGGCATGTTTGCTCCTTAAGTTCTGATCTGATAGTAGATGATTTGTGTTCGGTGGTTGTGGATTATGCGGTCTGGGCTTGGATAGCGCATTCGAGGTCGTAGCACGGGTACAACGCGCCACCGATCTCAAGGCTTGACGGACGGCCACCCATGACGATGATTGATGAGCCAAGCACGGTTGCGACAATGCTCAAGATTGAGCGGAGTACCGGCAGACCTGCAGGCCCAGAGCCAATGACCTTGATCGGAAACTCGAGGCGCACAATGTTCCCGTTGCCTGCAAACGTGGTAAAACTCGGTGCATCTAAGTACACGCAATTAGGTGCAAGTTTGGTTGGGTCGTTTACAACACGAAGACCTGACACAGCGGTCAGCGTTGCGGTGACGTCATCAATTGCTTCGTTAAATAGGTCGGTGTACGACATCAGGCAACCGCTGGACGTGGGATGCCAAGCAGCTGCTTGACGATCGGGGTCAGGCTTTGCTGTGGTGCCGAGCCCATGCCGTCAAACGTGGCGTAGGTTGCCTCTATTGACCCTCTGGAGCGCCACAGAGCGGCGCAATACATCAAAGTGCCCAATGTTGCGTCACCGCCTGGCGAGGTCGTTAGGGAGTCGATATAGCCGCTTTCTTGACGCCTGCGATAACAGAACTGGTTGCCAGCCGACACCGATTGCGTGAGCAACGTGTAATCGTCTGACGGGTTTGTGATCGTGATGCCAAGGTAAGACATGACCTGCGCGGCCGTCACCCACGTGCAAACAGGGTCATACGACACGGTGCCAGACGCCGCGGTCCGCTCGACATTGTCTGCGACCCGTGCATAAAGCACCTGATCGGCAATAGGCATCTGGTAGTCGTAAAGCAGATCGCCTTCGGTGTCAACGCCAATAAACAAATACTGTGGCAATGCGCGAACGACAAGATTGCTGCCGTTAAATGTGGCGTCAACGCCTGCAACCGTAATTGACTGGCCGACTGCAATCTCGCTGGGGGTCAGGAGTTGCAGTACGGCAAAGTCATCAATTAGGTACTTGTTGGTAACCGTGTATGTTGCCATGAGCGGATGCTCCGCTCTCGACTAGGCGATTGCGATTGACTTAACCTGATCGCCGTCTGCGATAAAGGTTGAGACGTAGCCGTAGTAGGAGAATGTGCGACCCAAGGTTGCAGGTACTTCTACCGACATGATTCCACGAACTTGCTCGTAGAATTCTATCGCAGATCCACGTGCTACAACCATGGTGTTATCGGCAAATGCGCGGTCAACGACCAAGTTCAAGCCCAATGGGTTGAACGTGTTCATTTGTGTCACGTTTGCGGTGCCCATTCCGTTTACGCCCATGAGTCCTGCTGCGCCGGTGTAAGGGAAAATTGGTCGCTTGTCTGCGTCCAACTGACTGCCCAATTTTTTCCATACGTCTGGGCTCACGAAAATGTGATCAGGTAGGAAGTTTGTTGCGGTGAGGATGTCGGTTGCTGCGTCGTACAGCGCTGCGATCAACGATGTTGGGTCGTTTGCGGTAACTGTCCAGGTTGAACCTGATGCGGTGTCGCCTGCGAGGATTGCGTTACATGCGACTGCGTCTGATTGCAACATGTATTGGCCTGCAAGGTCACGCAAGATAATTTCCATTGCTGCAGGTGAAGTGAAGTCAATGTCTTGTACTGACAAAGTGACTTGACCGGCAAGCGTGGTCTTGGTGACAACGTTTGATGCAATTACTGGCGTGGTTGCTGACACTCCTGAAAGTTCAGGTGACTGTGAACCTACTGACGTGTGGG